TCGATGTTGTAGTCGAGGAAGTCGCCGTCTCGCGTCTCGGCCGACCACGTCTTGCGCAGCGTAATGTCGGTGCCCTTGACGGGCTTCTCAATGATCCGCTTGCGCACGGGGTCGGTCCACTCGTACCATGCCAGCGACCGGAAGACGCCGCGCGTGAAGTCGACCACCCGGTCGCGCATGTCGTTCAGCCGGGCCGTGGCGGCCTCGCTCATCATCTTGTCTTGTCCGAGCGTATCGGCCTGGGGCGACAGGCCGCCAAGGGCGTCAAGGTTGCCGCCGAAGTAGCTGAACAGGTCGCGAGCCTGTAGGAACAGGGCCAGCGTAGGGCCGTCCACGCCGCCGGTTGCAAGCGGCTCCGGTTTCTGGCCGGCATAGGTAATGCCGTCACCGTCCTGGGCCTTCCGAAACGCCTCGACCGATTCGTCATTCCCGCCGGGGAACGCCTGGACGGTCTTCTTGTCCGATCCTTGCCTGGCCAGCTTGCGGAACAGCCGGTTGGCGAGTTCGTTCAGGTCGACCCACAAGGCCACCGGGGGGAGCGGAAGCAAGTTGCCGGGCACGTCCGAAAAGCCGAGCACGTGGTACGGGCCGCAGTCGGGGCCGTCCCAATCCACTACCCGGTACAGCCGGCCACCAGTCACGCCGTAGGTGACCATCTGGTTCGTGTCGTGCAGGTACACGTCACGCAGCCACACCTTGTCCTTGTAGAGGTCGGCGCCTTCACTGGAACCGACTCCCTCGGCTCGCTCTTCTCCGTTCTCTCCGCTGACAGTGTGCTCGTCCGGGGTCACGTCGGAGTCCGGCCCGTCGTACATGGCCCGGGCCACACTGACAGGCACCCAATAATCGTTTCCCTCGAATTGGATCTCGCCACGACGTTTGGCCGACATGTCACAGAAATAATCGTCGAGGCTGACCAGGTCCACGAACGGCTCGCCGCGCTCGTGCCCCATGATGTAGGTTCCCGTTCCGGCAATGCCGACCTTGCAGATCCCCACGCCGAACAGCGCCTCCACAACAGCCCGTCGCAGGGTGTCGCCAAGCCCGATTTCGTCGGGTATTTGGTTCAGGGCCAACTCCAAGTCCTTGGCAAACGGCCGTAAACTCGTCGTGTTGGTCGTGGCCATCACGCGGGGTGCCCGAGCAGCAAGCTGCCGGTGGTACGTCGTCACGGCAAGCTCGAGCAGGTTGGTCGGCATTCGGTGGTCGGAGCCACCTTGGGCGTAGTGCAGACCGACAAACTGTTTGACGGCATCCACTCGCTTTTGCCGAGGAAGCTCCAGTTGTCTGGCGGACCAGTCAACCGCCTTCCGAAGCTGTTCAAAATCCACTCGCAAAGACATTACCAGCCCTCCCCGAGTGTGTCGGCGGCGATGGTCATGGCGTCTTTCTTCTGCTGAATCCGCCAGGCCAGCGAGCCGACGGGAAGGGCGGGCTTTTCGGCCTCGACTTTCTCCTGTCGCTCGTGGAGCCCCAGGCAGGCAAGGGCGTCTGCTATCACCTCGTCACCGTGGGCGGTACGCGCCCCGGACGGGTCTTGTGCGTTGGCCGCGGCGCTGTGCTCGATGGTGCCGTCCGGCTTGCGGATAAACTGGAGACACTCGGCCATGCCCGAAGCGGACCTGTTGATGAAACGCCGGTCGGCCAGTGCGGAGCGGTAGTCTTCAAGCAGGGCCTCGCGGGCCTGGGGGTTGAGGTAATAACCCGGCTCGTCGCTGATCTGCCGGGTTACCTTCTTCTCGTTGCGTCGGTAGTAGATGTCGCCGTAGCCGGCCTGAATCACCCGCTGGGTGAACACCTTGCCCGTGGGGCCGGAGGCGTCCCACACCATGAATGCCTTGTTAAAGAAGCGCCCCATGGCGATACTGCGCTCTGCAAAGGGGTTGGGTCGAAGGTGGGGTGTCTTAAACACCGCCACCTTCTCCCCGGTCCCCCTGTCCACCACACAGGACACAGAGTTGCTGGCACCAGTGCCGGCCGACACGTCCGAGCCCATCACAAACGCCCGGTCCTTGGCGATGCGCCCCGCACCGTCCAACGGGAGCCACAAGACCACCTGGCCCTTGGCGTTTTCCACGAACCGCTTGGGCTCCAAGGTGTCTCGGTCGAACTCGATGTCGCCGACGGCCACCGGCGTCTTGCAATAGCGCTTGCGCAGGATCTCGATGAACTTTGGGTCAAAGAATGGATAATCGGAACCCAGGAAGTCGATGTCGAGTTCCTGCGCAACCTCCTGCGGCGACGCGCAACGAGCACACTCGTTGTCGTACCACGGGCTTCTTAGTTTCGGGTCGTCCTGGTCCAGCTCGAACGGGTACTCGTCAGGGTACTGGAGCAGCTTCTTGCCCTTGAACTCCTTGCGGCGCACCTCCACGGGGCCGCGGAAGTCGTCCAGCAGCACCACCTGGCCGGTTCGCTCGTCGGTGGTATACAGGCCCCGGCTCTTCTCCGGGTGCTCACTCCAGTGAAGCCGGACAATCTCGGCGGCCGTGTTGTGAACCACTTCGTAAAAAGCGTTGTTGGCGCCCTGGGGGGTGCTGTTGAAGCCGCGGCAGTCGGTGGCGTCACGGGTCGACTTGAGCACCCGGAAGCCGTCATCGAGACCGAAGGCCGCGTACTCGTCAATGAAGATGGCCGTCCGGCGGTCGCCGCGGGCCACGTCGCCAGTGGTTGACTCGCCGTCGATCACCGAACCGGTGACGGCGTTGGCCAGGTGCAGGATCTTCCGGTTGGGGTCTTTGAACCCCAGCCAGCGACCCTCCGGCAACAGCCAGTTCGGCTGGTACTGGTGAATGAAGTCGATCTTCCAGAACAGTGACTTCGGGTTGCCCCGCTTGTCGACATAGTCTTCGTTTCGGGACACCAGCAGGAAGGTTTGGTAGTCGCGGAAATGCCAAAACCACTCGAACACCGACAGCCCCATCCACGAGGCCCCCATGTCGCGGCTCTTCGGCATGGCGAAGTCGCGCCCCGAGTCGATGCAGTCGGCAATGGTGAGAATCGCCTCGTCCTGGAAGGCGTAGGTGATAAACGGCATCACCGGGGTCTTCGGGTACAGCTTCGGCGCATAGGTCCAACAGAAGGCGTTGATGTAGAACAAGGGGTCTTCGGCGCACATTGAGTAGATCTGCGCGGCATCCGACGGGTTGGCGGAGGCCATGGTCAACAGACGCTCGCGGAAGGCGAGGTTGCCGTCCATTGTCTTGGGGACCATGCCGTAATGCTGGCACGCAATCGCCCCTTTGCCTGTCACGGCGGCAACCATCAGGAAGACCCCCAGGGTGGTGACGGCTCGTCGCGCAGCAGATACCAGAGCGCACAGGCCAGCAGTGCCATGAAGATTATGCCCCGCACTCATCGGCGCTCCTTTCCTGTGCCCTGGCGGGCGCTCGCGTCATAACAACTCACGCCGCCACCTGCGGCGTACTGGATGGCCTTACCCAGGCGCATCCGAGCATCTTCGAGGTGACGCACGGCCAACATCCGGTGCGCGTTCGTCTCGGGAATCTCTGCATCTGGCAAATCCGACACGGCCGGGGTCATCGAGCGAACACCACGTTCGAGAAACTGGCAATCTTCCCGAAGAACGTTGCACGCCGTCACAAACCCCTGCTCGTTCACGGTTCTTCGCCCTCACCAAGCTGGCCAAAGGCGTCTGGAATGGTGGCGGGGGCGTGAATCAAACCCGCGGCACCGAGATCATGACTCTCGGCTGGGACGCCAACGCCCTCCCCGCACTCGCTACTCACCTCACGGATCCGCTCGATCAGGTCCAGCGTGATCTTGCCGTCGATGGCATTCGTGCCGCCCTGCTCTTCGAGCTGCGCACGGCTGGGCAGCAACTTGGCCCATAGCTTCTCGGTGAAGAAGCTCACAAACCCCGGATTGTCCTGGTCTCGACACTGGCGAAGCAGCGTCCAGGCGAACGGGTCCGGGCAGTCGGCGGGGCTCGCGTTCGGGTTGTCGATGTTTCGGGCCACCCAACGCACAATCTCCGCTTCACTGGCCGTCTTGCCGGCCAACGCCTGCGGCGCAACTTCAAGCGACATCGTGCTGTTGGAGTCGTGGTCCATAGTTAATACTTACCCGCTACATGGTGCGTTTGCAACAGCAATTTGTGGCTTTTTTGCTATTGTCGCGGCATGTCGGGCAATGTCGCTTTTTTGTGGCGGAAAAGGGGGGTGTGTAAGGTGATATTGGGTATGTGGTGGAGGGGAGGTAACTTGAAGCTACAAGCAAGAATCGGCCGGGGGGTGTGGTAAAGATCTGGCCAAGTGGCGGAGTCCCGTTTCCTTTTTCGCCCACCAGGCGGCGTGCTGGCACGTGCTAGATGCCCCGATTGGCGGGTAATTGGGCGCTGTGAGGCCCAACCAGCGCCCAAAATGCCCATTGGGCACCATATACAAGGGTTCGCTTGTATCACAAACCGGGAAAAAGGGGATATCGCACCAGCGGGCCCGGGGCGCCGGTCGACGCTGGGCCCGGGCTGCCCCCCCCCACCACACCACCGACGGCCACCGAGCGCCCTGCTGGCCACCGAGCACACCATGCTAGCACAATCCCCCCAACCTACAGCACTATCAAGGCGCTACAATCGATCCAGTTAACCTCTTAACTAGTCCATTAATCTCTAGTGTCACCATTGTCTACCTGTCAACCCTGTCTACTTCTGTCTACCATCTACAAGGTTACTATGTATAAATCCCCCATTACTTACAAGGCTAGCATGTGCTAGCATACCCAAAACACGTGGTTGACAGGATGACAAGGTTGACACGTGAGATTCAAACCCAAGTGTCTACCTTGTCATTTTCTGTCTACCCTACACAAGGTGGGGATGTGAAAAAAAATCACCTTGTTGCGTTTTAGTGTTTGACAAGGTCGCCTTGTGCGGCTATATTTGTGGAGACGTTAAACGCAACACCTAACACCACACAGGAGCGAGACCATGAGCCAAGACTACCAAAGCATGACTACCGTGGACCTGCGAAGGCTGGTCCGGGAGCGAGGGCTTGCAAGCGGTGCGGCCGTCGCTTCGGCACGCAAGGGCCAGTTGATTGGCCTGCTCGAAGGCACGGCCGAATTGGCCAGTGCTGAACTGCCGTCGCCTGCCGACGTGGACCTGGCCGACGTGATAGCACAAGCTGTTAGCGGCCGGGTCAAGGCGGGTATCGACGAAGAGCGGGTTCGGGAGATCGTCGCCGACATACAGACGATCACGCCGGACGAGGTGGCCGAGATGGTGAGTGCTGCTGTGGCCAACATCGTGAGGCCGACTGTGGTTGAGATCAAGCGACCTGACGGCAACGTGACAGCATTGCCTGGCGTGCAGCACAAGCAATTCCCCACCTTGCTGGCCATGGCGCAGGCTCGTGACAAGGACGGCCACGTGCCTCCGATGTACCTGCACGGGCCCGCTGGCACGGGCAAGACAACGGCTGCTCGCAAGCTGGCCGAGGCGCTGGGCCTGCCC